ACCGACGACGAGCTGCCGGTCGACAGCGATGCCATCGCGGACGAGATCGACCAGGCGTACGACCAGGAGACCTCGGACGATGACGCCGAGGCCGACCTCGCGCCCGACGAGGAGCCCTGGGAGTACGACCAGCCCGAGGGCACCACCAAACCGGCCAGCACCATCAGCAGCCCCTTCTCAACCACCGGCGACGACGCCGCCTGAGACCGCGCCCGGGGAGCACGGCACCGGAGCCGCCGTCGCATGCCGCCGCGGCGGGCCGCCTCCCCGGGCGCACCCCAGACCACCACGCCACACCACCGGTCGGGAGGGACCCCCAAGTGACCCAGGACGGACCACCACCCCGTCACCTACAACCCGTCGAACCACCCGACGACGACGACCACACCTACGGCCGCCAACCACCCCAAGACCAGGCGGCCGAACAGTCCTGCCTCGGCGCCATGCTCATCTCCACCGACGCCATCGACCAGGTCACCGCCGTCCTGTACCCCTCCGACTACTACCGCCCCGCCCACGAACAGATCCACGACGCCATCGTCGACCTCCACCACCGCGGCGACCCCGTCGACATGGTCACCGTCGCCGCCGAACTCGCCCGACACACCGACCACCGCGGCCGCACCCGCCTCGAGCAAGTCGGAGGCCACGCCTACCTCCACACCCTCGCCGCCGAAGTCCCCATCGCCGCCAACGCCACCCACTACGCCAACCTCGTCCGCGACAAAGCCCGCCTCCGCGCCCTCGTCGACGACGGCACCAAGCTCGTCCAACTCGGCTACGCCGGCGACCTCGACAAAGCCGAACGGTTCCTCGGCGACGCCGTCGACCACATCACCGAAACCGCCATGCGGTTCGGCGCCACCACCACCAGCAGCACCGGATTCCGCGACCTCTCCTGGATCCTCACCGGCCAAGCCCCCGTCATCCCCCCACCCGTCTGGGTCCACCACGAAGCCGGCCACGGCCTCTTCTACGACGGCAAGGTCAACGGCGTCTTCGGAGACCCCGAGACCGCGAAGACCTGGCTCGCCCAGTGCGCCATCGTCGAAGCCCTCAACGCCGGCGGCACCGCCGCCATGGTCGACGTCGACCACAACGGCGAGAACCACACCGCCGCCCGCCTCCTCCTCCTCGGCGCCCGCCCCGAACACCTCGCCAACCCCGAGAAGTTCCGCTACTACGACCCCCAAGACGGCGACCAGCTCCGCCACGACATCACCGAGATCACCACCCGCCGACCCAACGTCGTCCTCATCGACTCCCTCGGCGAAATCTTCCCCATGCTCGGCCTCAACACCAACGACGGCGACGAGATCACCGGCGGCCTCCGCCTCATCTCCAAACCCGCCGACGTCGGCTCCTGCGTCATCTTCATCGACCACCTCCCCAAGTCCACCGAAGCCCGCGCCACCGGGTTCGCCATCGGCTCCATCGCCAAGAAACGCGCCATCCGCGGCTCCTACATCCGCGCCGAAGAGTCCACCAAGCCCGCACCCGGCCAGGTCGGCAAGATCAACCTCTTCATCGAGAAAGACACCTCCGGCGAGCTCCGCCGCGCCGTCCCAGGCGGGAAGTACCTCGGCAAGTTCGTCCTCGACTCCACCCAACCCCACATCACCACCTGGAAGGTCGTCCGCGACGACGCCCCCACCGGACCCAGCGGCCAGAAGCGCTACACCCGCGTCATGGAACGCATCAGCCGGTTCGTCGAAGACAACGACCAGTGCACCGGCCGCGACATCCGCGAAGCCATCGGCGGCCGCCCCGAGATCGTCGCCAAGGCCCTCAAGACCCTCCTCGACGAGGACTTCATCAGCGTCCACAAGGGCGCCGGCCGATCCCACCGCCACCACGCCATCGCCCAGTACCGAGAGGCCGAGGATGACAATGCACAACCCGACGACTGACACCCCGATGAGTGGTTCCCTCAGTGGTTCCCCCAGTGGTTCCCAAACCACCCACCGGGCACCGGCGAGTCGAGTGGTTCCCCGTTCCCCCTCTCCTTCGGAGGGGAACCACTCAGCGAGCCACCCCCGACTGGTTCCCCCGGAACCACACATCGACCGGGAACCACCCACGATTCTGACCGTCGACTGGTCGTCTTCTGGGTCACGTGTAGGGGCCCGCTGATGCCGATCCGACCCGAGAACCGCGACCGTTACCCGACCGACTGGCCGGCCATTTCCGAGCGGATCCGCTTCGACCGCGCCGGCGGTCGGTGCGAGTGCCGCGGCGAGTGTGGTCGACCGCTGCTGCATCTCGACGTGGACGACCGCTGCCGAAACGTGCACGGACAGCCGGCGTACGGGACCGGATCGAAGGTCGTCCTGACCACGGCGCATCTCGACCACACGCCGGAGCACTGCGCCGACGACAACCTCAAGGCGATGTGCCAGGGCTGCCACCTGCACTACGACCGCGGTCACCACGCCGAGACCAGGGCGGCCACGCGGCGGGCCGAGGCTGCTGCCCTGGCCGGCCTGTTCGACCTTGAGGTGCACCGATGACCGATCTGCACGACATGATCGGCGAGCTCACCCGCTCCCACCGACACCGCGAGGTCTACACCACCGACCCCATCCACGGCACCCGGTGGACCAGGTTCCACAACACCCGCGTCCCGTCCCTGCTCGCCCAGCTCGAAGCCGCCTCACCCTCCGGCGAAGGCGGCGCCCGCGGCGGCGCCGGGTTCGAGTCCCGGCCGGCCGCACGGGTCGAAGCGCTCGACGTGCTCGTCACCATCGACCGCGAAGCCTCGAGGTGGGTGCGAATGCTCGGCCAGGACGACCCCGGCTACACCGACCGGTGCCTCACGCTCCTGGCCAGCCTGCTGCCGCAGGTGGTCCGCTGCGACCTGCCCCGCGGCCGCGGGACCTGCTGCACCTGGCACATGGTCGAGCACGACGTACGGTCCTGGTGGACCCAAGCCCGGATCGTCACCGGATGGGACACCCCCGCCTGGCGGCCCGACGTCACCTGCCCGAACTGCACCACCCGCGGGAGCCTGCGGATCCGGCTCGAGGAGCGGTGCGGGATGTGTGTCGAGTGCCGCGACTCCTGGGACCCCTCGTCGTACCAGGTGCTGGCCGACCACGTCCGCACCGAGTCCATGGCCAAGCTCGGGCAGCGGTCGGAGCCGTGCGGGTGCCCGCTGCCGCGGCCGTGGACCGACCTGGCGGTGCTGTGCCCGAAGTGCGGGAACGCGTCGTGCCACCGGGCGACCACCGTGCTGCAGCTGGTCGCGGTCGACATCCTCGAGGGCGCCACGTCCGGGCTGCTCGTGGAGCGGTACGGGCTGACCCGGGCGACCGCGGTGCGCCTGATCCAGCAGGTTCGATACCAGGAGGCATCATGAGTGGCAGCGCGTACGGTGCGGGTGCGCCGTCCTACGAGAGCGTCGAACTGCAGCGGTCGGCGATCAAGGGTCGCCTCAAGGTCGCTGTAGGGATCCGGGACCAGGCCGCCGACGCGGGTGACGAGAAGCGGCGTGCTCGATGGTCGGAGGTCGTCGACGAGCTACTCGAGCGACTCACCGAGGTTCAGGGACGGTCCGGCCCACCGGCCTAGTCCGTTCGGGTGGTTCCCGTGGGGCCGACTTGACGCACGATGCCAGCGAGGCGCAAGGTACCTCCGACGGGTGAAGTGTCTCTAGACGAGGCCACACCCGTTCGTCATGTCCAGCCGAGGCCAGGCGCCCGGCTCACCCCATCTGCGAGGTGATCGGGCATGGCCGCACCCCGCAAGGTCACCGACACCCACCGCCAGCGCCTCGCCGACCTCCACGGTCGTGGCTTCGGCCGCAACGCCATCGCCCGCGAGCTCGGCCTCGGCGTCGGCACCATCACCCTGATGGCCCAAGAGGCCGGCCTGTCGTTCGAACGCGGCCCAGGGGTGAAGGCCGCGACCGCGGCGCGGAAGGCCGACGCCGCCGCGCTGCGATCCGAGCTCGAGCTGCAGCTCCTCGAGGACGCCCAGAAGCTCCGCGCCCAGGTGTGGCAGGAGCACGAGTACCGCGACTACGGCGGCAAGGACTTCGTCCTGCGGAAGTGGACCCAGGACGAGCCGACCCCGGTCGACAAGCTGAAGCTGATGCAGGCCGCCGGCATCGCCCTGGACCGGGCGGTGAAGCTCGGCGAGCTCGACAAGGCCGACGAGGTCGACGCCGCCAGGTCCATGCTCGGGCGCCTGCTCGAGCAGATGCAGGTCGTGGCCGGCGAGTACGACGAGGCCGCGGCGTCGTGAGGATCGTGCTGCGAGTCCTCGGCATCGAACTGATGCACCTCGAGGTCGCCACCGATGACGACCAGCCCGACGACAAGGCCCGTGACCTGTCCGGTGGGACGACGTCGTCGACAACGGTCGGGTTCGAGATCCGTCCGCCGGCGCCGCTCGAGGTGGAGATCCCGGACCGATGAGCCTGCTCCCGTCGCTGTCGCAGCTGGTCCTTTCCCCCAAGCAGGTCCAGTCGATCGCGTGGGCGACCGCCCGCGTGAACCTCTGGCAGGGCTCCATCCGGTCCGGGAAGACCATAGGGTCCCTGGTCCGGTGGCTGCAGTTCGTCGCAACCGCACCGCACGGCGGCGAGCTGGTCATGATCGGCCGCACCCGCGAGGCCATCGCCCGCAACGTCTTCGGCCCGCTCCTCGACCCGTCGCTCTTCGGCGCCCTGACCGGGCTGATCAAGTACACCGCCGGCGCACCGACCGCGACCATCCTCGGCCGCCGGATCCACGTCATCGGCGCCTCCGACGCCTCCGCGGTCAAGGTCATCCAGGGCCTCACCGTCGCCGGGGCGTACGTCGACGAGGCGTCCCTGCTCGCCGAGGCGTTCTGGACGATGCTCCTCGGCCGGATGAGCGTGCCGGGCGCGCAGCTCTTCGCCACCACCAACCCCGACGGGCCGGCGCACTGGCTCAAGCGGCAGGTCGTCGACCGGGCTGCCGAGCTCGGCTACCGGGTGTTCCGGTTCCGCCTCGACGACAACGCCTGGCTCACCGTCAACAACCCGGAGTACGTCGCGCAGATCAAGCGCGAGTACGTCGGGCTCTGGTACCGCCGGTTCATCTTGGGGGAGTGGGTCCAGGCCGAGGGCGCGGTCTACGACATGTGGGACCCCCGCCGGCACGTCGTACGGCGCGACGCGATCCCGTCCATGGAGCGGGTCCTCAGCCTGGGCGTCGACCACGGCACGACCAACCCGACACGGGGCCTGCTGGTCGGCCTGGCCGAGCGGAAGCTGTGGATCCTCGACGAGTGGTCGCCGCCGACCGGGCAGACCGACGGCGCGCAGTCACAGCTGATGCGCACCTGGCTCGGCCAGCTGGAGCCGGAGCCGCGGCGCAAGCCGGAGTGGGTGTACGTCGACCCGGCGGCCGCGTCGTTCAAGATGCAGCTGTTCCACGACGGGATGACGAACGTCGCGAACGCTCACAACGACGTGCTGGCCGGGATCCGCACCGTGGCCAGCCTGCTCGGGACGGATCGGCTGCAGGTGTCCGAGGACTGCACGAACCTGATCGAGCAGATCCCGGGGTACGCCTGGGACCCGAAGGCCACCGAGAAGGGCGAGGACAAGCCACTGAAGGTCGCCGACCACGAGGTCGACGCGCTGCGGTACGGCGTCCACTCGCCGCGGGTGCTGTGGCGCTCGTCCATCCCGACCACGACCGCTGACGACCACGCTCCTGGGGCCGATGCCCACGACGACGCCCCGAGGGAGGCCGCATGAGCAAGCCGTACGCCAGGGTGCCGTCACACGCCGACGTCGAGTACGTCGACGGGAAGCTGCGGGTGGCCGCGGGGATCATCCACCGCGCTGCGGAGCGAGGTGAGCGCAAGGAGGGCTGGCTCAAGACGGTCGACGAGCTGCTCGACCGCCGCCTCGAGCTGATGGGAGCCTGACGTGCCGCTCCCCACGGGTGGACCCGGCTCCAAGTGGCCCCCGGCGCAGCTCGACGACATCACCGCGAAGCACGCCGAGTGGGACGCCTGGTACGTGGGCGAGGTCGGCGGCCTCGAGCGGCTCTACCAGCGCCAGACCGTCGGCGCCCTGAACCGGCCCAGCCAGTTCCGCGGCGGGGTCACCGGCGCGCTGGCCCGGTTCTGGTGGGGCCGGCCCGTCCCGAACACCGGCCAGGGCCCCTACGAGGACAAGTTCCACGTCCCGATCGCCTCCGACCTTTGCCAGGCCTCCGCCGACATCCTCTTCGCCCAGCCGCCGTCGCTGGTCCACGGTGAGAAGCGCATCCAGTCCGAGCTCGACCGGGCCGTCGAGGAAGGCCTGGTCAAGCAGCTCGCGACGTCCGGTGAGATCGGCGCCGCGCTGGGCGACGTGTACCTCCGGGTCACCTGGGACGTCTCGATCTCGGACCGGTCGTTCATCACCGCGGTGCACGCCGACGCCGCGATCCCCGAGTTCCGCTGGGGCCGACTCGTCGCGGTCACGTTCTGGCGCCAGCTCCGCGACGCCGACGGCCAGGTGCTGCGTCACCTCGAGCGCCACGAGCTCGACGGCAACGGGATCGGCGTGATCTACCACGGTCTCTACCAGGGCACGACCGACTACCTCGGCACCCTGGTCCCGCTGACCGAGCACCCCTCGACCGAGGGCCTGCCGGTGAACGCTGACGGGTTCATCTCGACCGAGTCCAAGGGACTCGCGGTCGTGCACTGGCCGAACAAGACCCCACAGCGCAGGTGGCGCCAGCACGAGGTCGGTGCGCACCTCGGCCGGTCAGACCTCGACGGTGTCGAGGGCGCGATGGACAAGCTCGACATGGTCTACAGCTCCTGGATGCGCGACATCCGGCTCGCCAAGGGCCGGCTAATCGTGCCGGCGTTCATGCTCGAGAACAACGGTCCCGGACTGGGTGCGTCGTTCGACACCGAGCAGGACGTCTACACGCCGGTGAACGCGCCCCCGCGCGAGGACGGCGCGTCCCAGATCACCCCGCAGCAGTTCGACATCCGAACCGCCGACCACCTCGCGACGTGCCAGGAGATCATCGAGATCATCCTCCGGAGCTCGGGGTACTCCAAGCAGCTGTTCGGCGAGGAGGACGGCGTGGCCATGACGGCCACCGAGGTGTCCTCGAAGGACCGCCGCTCCACGCTGACCCGCAACCGGAAGATCCGCGAGGTGCAGCCGGCGCTCGTCCAACTGCTCACCAAGAAGCTCGCGGTCGACGCCGCGATCTTCCACACCGGGGTCTCACCGGACGCCCCGGTCGTGGAGTTCCCGGAAGCCGGCCAGGCGACCTCCGAGCAGCTCGCCCAGACGACGAACTACCTCTTCCAGGCGCAGGCGGCGTCGGTGAAGACGAGGGTCGCGATGATGCACCCCGACTGGGACGAGAAGCAGATCGCGGCCGAGTCCGCGCTGGTGCTCGAGGAGTTCTCGGTCGCGGTGCCGGACCCGACCGGGTTTGAGCCGGCCGGACCTGGCGCCGGCGACCAGGGCGACGAAGGTGTCGACCAGTCCTGACGACGGCGCGGCCTACGCCGGTCGCGTCTCTGCGCTGATCGAGGACCTGGAGCTGCAGCTGCTCCGCGCGATCGCCGCCGAACTGCGGGCCGGGTCGGACGCGACGTGGGAGCAGACGGCGCTGGCCGGTCTGCAGCGGTGGCGCCAGGCAGCGGCTCGTGGTGTCGCCGGCGCCGAGCAGGGGCTCCTCCAGGTCATCCTCGAGGTCATGCTCGCCGCCCGCGATGACGGCGTGACGTCGGCAGCCGCGGACCTCAACGAGGCCGGGATCAGCCGGGGGCGGCCGCGCCCGGCCGGCGCCACCGTGCGCCAGGCCGAGCAGCTCGCGGCGCAGGTGATGGCCACGCTCCAGCAGACACCGCGGCTCCTGACCTCGGTCTACCAGCAGGCGGTCACCGCCGGCGCCGGTGAGGTGCTCGGCGGGAAGGTCACCCGGCTGCAGGCCGCGCAGCATGTGCTCGACCGGCTCCTGGTCCGCGGGATCACTGGATTCCGCGACAGCTCGGGCCGCAACTGGGCGCTGACGTCGTACGTCGAGATGGCGGTCCGCACGGCGACTGGGCACGCGGCCATCGACGGACACACGCAGACCCTGGAGGCGGCTGGGATGGACCTGGTGGTCGTCTCGGACAGCCCGCGGGAGTGTCCGGGGTGCCGGCCGTGGGAGGGCAAGGTGCTGTCCCTGTCGGGGCGGGTCGGGACGACGCTGGTGCCATCGGCCACCGGGTTGCAGGCGGTGCGGGTCGAGGTCGCGGGGTCGCTGTCCCGGGCCCGGTCGGCGGGCCTGTTCCACCCGAACTGCACGCACCGCCTCACCGGCCTGATCCCGGGTGTCTCTCGGCCGCGGCCGGTGGCGGATCCCGCTGGGTACGCCGCGAAGCAGCGTCAGCGCGACCTGGAGCGGCACGTGCGGGAGTGGAAGCGCCGCGAGGCGGTCGCCCTCGACGACGGGGCGGCCGCGCGGGCCCGCGCGAAGACCAGGGAGTGGCAGCGCGCGCTGCGCGAGCACGTCGACGCGAACGGTCTGAAGCGGCTGCGTCGCCGCGAGCAGATCGGCGTCGCGACCTAGATCCTCGGCCGCTGGGCCCGCGGGTACGTGGAGCGGCCACAGCCGGCGCAGCCACGGTGCTCAGCGCGCGCAACCGCCCCGGGAGGGAGGGGGCGCCGCGGCTGCGGTCCGGTCCACCAAGTTCTCCCCGTCGTTCGGGCGGGGTCAGTTCGGCCAGGCGCCGAGCTCCACCACCGCGGCCAGGCGCCGCAGAAGGGCACCACCATGCAGACCACCAGTCAGGGAAACCCGTTCACCGACCGTCTCACCGCCGACCAGCGTGCCGTGCTCGAGAGCATCCGCTCCCGGTCGATCGACCGCTTCGGCTTCGACGCTTTCCGCATGGAGGGCGACGGGGACGGGGGTGACGGTTCGGGGGACGGCGACCAGGGTGGCGACGGGAGTGACTCCGGCGCCACCGACGACGGCAAGAAGGGGGACCAGCAGGACGCTGGCGACCAGAAGACCGACGACAAGGACGCCGCCGAGGGCAAGGTCGAGGACCTCCCCGACTGGGCGCAACGGATCATCCGCGACACCCGCGCAGACGCCGCGAAGGCCCGCACCGAGGGCAAGCAGAAGGCGGCCCAGGAGGCCGAGAACGCCGTCGTCCAGCGCCTCGGCAAGGCGCTCGGGCTCATCAAGGACGGCGACAAGGACAAGGTCGACCCGGCTGAGCTCGCGAAGCAGGCCGAGGCCGCCCAGAGCAAGGCCCGCCAGGCGCAGGTCGAGCTCGCGCTCTACCGGTCGGCCAGCAAGAACAACGCTGACCCCGACCTCCTCGCCGCGGTGCTCACCCACCAGGGGAAGCTCGCGGACCTGGACATCTCGGACGAGAAGTTCCAGGACAAGGTCGACGCCATCGTCAAGAAGGCCGTCGACGACAACCCCAAGCTCGCGGCGACCCAGGCGGCCGGCTCGAGCTCCGCAGATCACGCCGGCGGGTCCGGCAGTGGCGGAGGCAAGCCCAAGTCCCTCGAAGAGGCCATCGCCGGCCGCATGAGCTAGGCGAGGCACCACTACCTGACCCAGGAGCAGAACCATGACCGTGACCCTCGCCCAGGCGAAGCTCAATGCGACCGACGACGTCGACGTCCAGATCATC